ACGGGAAGTCGACGGCCTACCTGGCCCTGGCCGCTCGTGAGGGTGGCGGGCAGACAGTCATCGCCATCGACACGTGGTCGGAGGACTTCTCCGACTGGCGCAGCTCCGTGAAGGAGCGGATCCCGTCTCCCACCTTCGAGAAGTTCACCGAGCAACTCACCTGGATCGGCCTTATCGACCAGGTAGAGCCTCACCAGAGCACCTCGGTGGAGGCAGGTAAGGACTACTACCAGGCGCTGCTGGAAGGTGACGTCGACCCGATTGGCCTCCTCTACGTGGATGGCGACCACTCGTACGAGGCTCTCATGGCCGACTACGAGGCCTGGCACAAGTCCCTGGCGTCCGACGGCATCATCCTCTTCGACGACTACACGAAGACGAACCCCGGCGTCGTCAAGGCGCTGCGCGAGCTTCGTGACTCGGGTCAGATCGTGCCGTTCGACAGCGGCCTTCCGCGCGTCGTCGCCGCTCGCCTGGGGAGGTTCGAGTGAAGACCGAGTTCAATGTTCCGGCGTACTGGGATCGGCGCTACCGCGACGGGCGTAGCTCGGGAGCGGGCTCCGAGGGTGCGGAAGGCACCTACAAGGCTCAGTACGTCAGTGACTTCATCGAAGAGCACAACATCGTCAGCATCGTGGACTGGGGCGTCGGCGACGGTCAGGTACTGCAGCAGATCGAGCTGCCCACGAACGCGGTGTACTACGGCGTCGACGTCTCGCCGACGATCATCAAGCGTGCACGTGAGCGATTCTCGTCATCATACGACTTCGCGACCGTGGATGAGTTTCGTCGGATCATTCCCGCGCCGAGGTTCACCCTGGCGCTCAGCCTCGACGTGCTCTTTCACTTTCCCGACGACAACGACTACTGCCGCTACTTGAAGGACCTCTTCGACAGCTCCGTCAAGTACGTCATCGTGTACTCGACGAACTACGACGGCGGCCGTACGTCTCGTCACGTGATGCGTCGCGAGTTCACACGCGACGTCACCGTGTTGCACCCGGAGTTCAAGCTCATCAAGATCGAGTCGCCCCTCAAGGAGGGCCTCGCCTCGTTCTTCGTCTATGAGAGGATCGCGTCGTGACACGCCTGTCGGTCAAGATCATGGCGCACAAGAAGCGCGAGAAGTTCATTCCCCACCTGGTGGAGCAGCTCGGCCTCACCGAAGATGACGTCATCTGGGACACCAAGCAGGACCGCTGGGACACTGGCCGACGAGCTTGGGAGGCTGTCGACCAGACCGCCGAGTGGGGCTGCGTGATCCAAGATGACGCACTCGTCGCACGTGATTTCATCGCGGGCATGCAGAACGGCCTCTCCCGACTGACGACGAACACCGTGGTGTCGCCGTACGTCGGCACGCGTCGTCCCATGGCGCATCGCGTCGAGGCCGCGGTTCGGACGGCTGTCGCCAACGACGCATCGTGGATCAAGATGCCGTCGCTAAACTGGGGCGTCGCGATCATCATCCCGACCCGCATCATCAACGGCATGCTGCCATGGTGCGACCGTCAGAAGTACCCCAACTACGACCGCCGCATCGGCCGTTACTGCATCGACGTCGAGCGCATGCCGACCATCTGCACCTGGCCGTCCCTGGTGGATCACCGTGAGGTGCCGTCCCTGGTCGGTCACGGTGGCGGACGGACCGCTCACAAGTTCCTCGGCGAGAGTGGGTCGGCGCTCGACGTCAACTGGGACGGCCCGATCGTCAGCATGACACGGACCACGACGAGTGCTCATCGAGCGGTCATGAACCGTGGACCGCGTGGTCTCGAGATCCCGTCCTTCAACCCGACGTCGGTCGAGGGACGAGCATCCGCGCGTCAGCTACGCGTCGCACGACGAATCGGAAACAGTGGCCAGGTCGACCAACCTCCCGTACGCCCCGGCAGCTGATGTGACGCTACAATGGAACTATGGCGGCACCAACATCAGCACCGTGCGACCCTTGGCCCTACGAGTGCGCTGACTTTCCGGAGGGCGCGCCGCAAGACCTGATCGACGTAGCGGTCGCGGCGGCGACGGAGGCACTCTGGGCGCGTACGAAGCGCGTCTACGGCCTCTGCTCGATGACGCTGCGACCGTGTCGTAAGGACTGCCTTCCGGCGGGACCCTGGATCCCACTCCGTGGCTGGTACAACGTTGGCGCGTACACGTGGCCCTGGCCGCAACCCGCGCTCATTGGCGGTAAGTGGTTCAACATCGCGTGTGGCATGTGCAGCGGTGACTGCTCGTGCACGCGCCTCGAGCAGGTCGAGCTGCCGTACCCGGTCGCGGACGTAACGCAGGTGAAGGTGGACGGCGTCGTTCTCGACCCGTCCGCCTATCGTGTTGATGAGTGGCGCTACCTGGTCCGACTCGACGGTGGTCTCTGGCCTCGCTGCAACGACCTTAACCTGCCGGACACGGAGTTCGACACGTGGTCGGTCACCGCGCGGTACGGCACTGAGGTGCCGGAGCTCGGTAAGATCGCCGTCGGCGAGCTCGCCACGCAGATCGTGCGTGCGTGCTTGAAGGATAAGGGCTGCACCATTCCCGCCTCGACGGTCCGGTCCATCAACCGTCAGGGCGTCACTAAGGTCTTCTTCGACGCGGCGACCGCGTTCAAGAACGGCGCCGTCGGCCTCTACTGGTCGGACCTCTTCATCAACACGGTGAACCCGACGCACACCGGCCTCGCCAGCATCTACGACATCGACGGCCAACGACCGCGACGGATCGGCACCTGATGGGACTCAGCAACGCGAACCCGTTCGCCGGGTATGAGATCGCCAAGAAGCTCAAGGAGTGCATTGAGCCCTACCTGGAGGGAACTACCTCCGGTCTGCCGCCACGCCGCTGCGTGCACGTCGGGGCCATCGCGTGGGATGACTGCGAGTGTGGCCAGCTGATCGTGGCGGGTCAAGACGGCGGTGAGGTCGTCAGCTTCCCCGACCAGCAAGAAACGCGCGGTCGTCGTGGCTGTGGCCCGGCGATGTTCACCTGGAACTACGACATCGTGATGCTTCGCTGCGCACCCGTTGGTGATGAGGAAGCTCCACCCAGTTGCGAGGAACTCGACGCGGCGGCGCGCGTCGCGTATGAGGATGCATGGGCGGTTCGCGCGGGCGTCATTTGCTGCCTCAACGAGCTCATCAAGACGCGGCTGCCGAACGGTACGCACTGGGTCGAGGACTACACGATCAGTCGACACACCTTCGTCGGACCTAACGGCATGTGTCAGGGTTCGTCCCTCCCCGTCACCGTCACGATGAAGAACGGGTGCTACCCCTGCCTCGGCAGTTAGGAGGGTCACGTGGCCCAGGTCAACATCAAGCACCGGCTCAACCGCAGCTACGTCAAGCAGAACCTCGCGAAGTCCGAGGGCGTACGCGCGGCGCTACTCGTCCGCGGCCTGGCGGTGCAGACTGCCGCTAAGCAGCGGTTGAACGAGGCACCGCGACGCATCGACACCGGCCGGTTGCGGAATTCCATTCAGGTCCAGGAGTTCACCTCGAGTCGAGGCAGCGGCGTGCGTGTCGGCACCAACGTCGTCTACGCCCTGATCATTCACAACGGCTCGAAGCCTCACGTGATCGTACCGCGCAACGCGAGCGTACTCTCGTGGCAGGGTCCAACTGGTAGGGTATTCGCAATGCGGGTCAATCACCCGGGCTTCCCCGCGAACCCGTTCTTGACGGACGGACTCGAGCGTGGAATGGCGAAGTTCAGTTAGGAGTGTCATGGGTAAGAAGTACACCACCCGGAAGGTCGAGATCGACTTCGAGATCGATGACGACAAGTTCTTCCTCAAGGAGGTCATCCCCGCCGGCGTCCTCTTCGAGTTCGCCAACCTACAGGGTCGTATCGCCGAAGCCTCGCAGAGCACGACCACGTCGGTCGCCGACGTCATCCTCGACGCCTTCTCAAAGATCTTGACCGACGAGTCGTTCGAGCTCTTCAACGCGCGGTTCTTCGGCGCCACGCCGGTCCCGATCGACTTTCCCACCTTCCAGGCGGTCACCGAGGACGTCCTCACCGAGATCGCGGGAAAAGGCCAGTCCCCGAAGTAATGTTCCTGGAGCGGTGGGTCACCGACGAGCGCGTGTGGCCCACGTTCGACGGCTGGTGCGTCGAGCACGGCATCGAGCCCATGGAGCTACCGAGCGACCGGGGACTCAACCTCATCTACTACTTCGCGACGCGGAACATGGATGAGAAGCAGCGCGCGAACTTCGACGGCAGCATGCAGCAAGTGAACGCCAAGTGGATCCAGCTGTCGGTCCAAAAGACGCTCACGAGCGTACCCGAACGACGCGTCGACGTGATCGACGGTGAAGTCGTCAGGGATGAGACGCCGACGCAGCGACGTGAACGTCGTCTTCCGCCTAAGCCGGACTGGTACGGCTCGCGTGACCAGGCGACGCGGTCGTCCCTGGCGGCGAAGCAGACGCTGACATCGCGTAACGGAAAGAGGTCTCGGTGACGGTAGACTAGCAGTGAGAGTCGTGTCATCATAAGGAGTCGTAGTGGCTAGTCCGCTCGATCGTGCATTCGTCGAGATCCTGCCCGACTTCTCCAAGTTCGTCAGTGCTTTTCGGAATGACATCGACAAGGCGACGACGACACTGGAGTCGCGCTTCGACCGTGCATTCGCACGCATTGAGCGCATGGCCAGTGTCAACGCTCGTAACATCGCGCAGAAGTTCCACGATGCATTCGCGCAGCTCGGCAACGAGGCCGCGATGGCGGCGGAGGACGCCGAGGATGAGCTTGATGACATTGACGCGCCGAAGGTCGAGATCGAGACCAACGTCGATGAGCGTCAACTGAAGGATGAAGTGGACGACGCGGTTCGTCGTGCTCGTCCACCGAAGATACCCATCGACATCGACCTCGACAAGGAGGGGACCTTCTCAAAGTTCCTCTCCTCGATCACCGGCGTACGACTGCCCATCGCCGGCTTCATCTCACTAGGAGCCGCCGTCGGCGCGGCCGCCGCAGCTGCGGTGCAGTTCGCGGCGGCGATGGCTCCCGCGGTCGGCATCATCACGACGCTGCCGTCGGGTATCGGCGTTCTCGCCGCGGGTATGACGACACTGAACGTCGCGACCATGGGCGTGGGTGAGGCGTTCGAGGCCGCAGCGACCGGTGACGCCGAGGAGTTTAAGGCCGCGATGGAGGGACTCGCTCCCTCCGTGCAGTCCGCAGCTCAGACGATTCGCGACCTCGTTCCCGCGTTCGAGGAACTGCGCAACAGCGTTCAGGAGGAGTTCTTCACGAACTTCGACCGGGTGCTGCAGCAGCTGGCGCAGACGCTCATGGGTCCTGTGACGACGGGCATGACCACCGCCGCGTCGTCCATCAACGACTTCATCGTAGGTCTTTCCAGCGTCGCGACGTCCGCCGCGGGTGTGGACTTCGTCACCCAGAGCTTCACGATCCTCAACACGGTCATCACGAACCTGTCCGAGCCTCTCACACTGCTGTTCGAGTCACTGCTGAACGTTGGGAACGCGATCAATGAGGCATTTGGAGAGAACGCGGGCGCGGGCCTAGCGGGTCTCATCGCGCAGTTCGCCGCCTTCCTCGACCAGGCAGCCGCGTCGGGTCAGGCCGTCGCCTGGGTGAACAACGCCATTACCGTGTTCGAGCAGCTCGGCGCGATCATCGCCCCGATCGTCAGCATCATCTCGTCCATCGGCGACGCGGCTCGCGCGACGGGTGGCAACATCCTCGGCGTGTTCGGTGACGCACTGCAGACGTTCGCCGACTTCCTCGAGACGGGTGAGGGCGTGAGCACCCTCATCTCGATCTTCGAGACGTTCAACGCGGTGGGTGCGCTGTTTGGATCCATCCTGGAGGGCATCGGACCGGCACTTCCTCCGCTGATCGACGGCGTGGGTGCCCTGGTCGGCGCGATCGCCCCGCTGATTCCTCCTCTCGCCATCATTGTCGGCAATCTCCTTACTGCCCTAGCGCCGCTACTGGAGCTCGTCGCGGAGGCTGTCTCGCCGCTCATCGGACCGATCACGACGCTCGCCGGTCAGATCGGTGGGTTCTTGGTGACAGCTCTTGAGATGCTGATGCCCTGGATCGAGATGCTGCTCGAGCTCTTCTCCGGTCAACTGGTGGCGGTCCTAGAGCTTGTGACGTCGGTGCTCGCCGCGCTGCTGCCCGTCTTCGCGGCGCTTACGCCGATCATCGAGCCGCTGCTGCAGTTGCTGACGCCGTTCATCGAGCTGTTCGGCGCGGTGGCGGAGATTCTCGCCGCGATCCTTGTGCCCGTGATCCAGGTCCTAGGTGACATCCTACTCTGGCTCGTCGAGACGGTGATTGTGCCCGTCGTTGTGCCGATCATCGAGTTCCTATCGGGTCTGCTCGAGGGTGCACTCAGCTCTGCGATCGGCTACGTTGTGGACCGGTTCCAGGACGCGGGTGACGCACTGCAGGTCATCTGGGAGTTCAT